GGTGAGTTTAGAGATGTAGATGCACCTGGTGGAAATATTAAAGATCAGTTTATGACTTTACCTTTTAAAGGACCAGACCAAACATTATTAGCATTGATGGGAACAGTTGTTCAAGCAGGTCAAAGATTCGCGGCTATCGCTGATATGCAAGTGGGTGATATGAACCAACAAGCAGCCGTGGGTACTACAGTAGCGTTATTAGAACGTGGTTCAAGAGTAATGTCAGCTATACACAAAAGATTATACGTAGGATTAAAACAAGAATTTAAATTATTAGCAGAAATATTTAAAACATATCTACCACCAGTGTATCCATATAATGTACCTGGTGCATCTAAAGAAATTAAAGTACAAGACTTTGATGACAGAGTAGATATTCTACCTATTGCAGATCCAAACATATTCTCACAGACACAAAGAATTTCTATGGCACAAACTCAATTACAACTTGCACAATCAAATCCTAAAATTCATAATCTGTATCAAGCGTATAGATCTATGTATGATGCAATTGGAGTAAAAAATGTTAATGCAATTTTACCTCCTCCTGCTCCACCACAACCAATGGACCCGGCAATAGAAAATATTATGGCAATTAATGGTAAACCTTTTCAAGCGTTTCCAGGACAAGACCACAAAGCACATATTGATGCGCATTTAAGTTTTATGTCTATTTCTATGGTACAAAATAATCCAATAGCGATGATGTCATTACAAAAAAACATACTAGAACATATTTCTTATATGGCACAAGAACAAATTCAGTTAGAATTTGTTGAAGAAATGCAAGAAATGAAAATGATACAACAACAAATTGGACCATTAATGCAAAATCCTATGATGATGCAGCAAAATCCACAAGCAATGCAGATGGCACAACGTGTTCAACAGATAACTTCACAAATAGAATCACGAAAAGCGAAGTTAATTGCTGAAATGATGATTGATTATGCTAAA